ACAAAAGCATTTAGTCACCTGGGTATGAGTGCAGATGTATTCCTGGGAATGTTTGAAAACAATAAGTACGTTGAAGATTTGAAAAAAGAATTTTCACAAAAACAAAATTCTGTGGTGCAAACTACAGAACCTGCATACATGGATGACACTGTGGATGTAGATGAGATAAAGAACGAGATCTCTGCTGCTAAAACTGAAAAACAATTTTATGCAGTAAAGAATAAATTGAGACTCAAAGTTAATTATCTCAAAAACAATAACTTCAAAGCATACGAGCAGATAAGGGATTATACTCGTAAGCATGAAGCAACACTAACCAATAATCAACAATAGTTGATATAACCAAGGAGACAATATGTCTGAACAATCAGAAAAAATATACATTAACCTAGTCAAGAACAAAGATTGGAAGTCACCAAAAGATAAACTTCCTGTCTATGTTGGTCCAAAAAATATGAAGCATCCAGATAAGAACTGGACCATTGGAGTCAACATAAATGGTAAATGGTATAATCAAGCTGCCTTTCCTGCGAAGGATCAAGACGGCAATGTCAAAGAAGGAGAGATGACAGTTATTCTTACACCAAGCGGAGCAAGTAAAAATACTATTGCAAATGCTTCTAGCGGTGGTAATAACGAATATACTTTCTAACTTCAGACCTCCTAAAAGTCGTCTGTTCCCTAGTCGGAAAGTATCTAGCAGGGTGGGGTTTTTTTCCCTTTTCTATCGTTTTCCCCACTCTGCTAAAAAAACTTATGACAGATAATATTAAACAACCACCGCATTATACTCAATATAAGATAGAGCCAATAGACTTTATTATTGCTAATGATTTAGATTTTTGTACTGGAAATATAATTAAATATGTTTTGAGATATAATTTAAAAAATGGAGTAGAGGATCTTAAAAAAGCAAGACAGTATATAGATTTTTTAATAGAAAAAAAAGTTGAAAAAAGTAAAAAATTATGACAAAATTTAAAAGAATTATCAATGGAGAGTGTTCATTTCAAATGATCGAACTCTTTGATGATGTAGAGAAAGCTGCAAATAACTCGAACAGAGGAGAATTTGTAGAATGTAAGATCAATAATTTAAAAATTGATTTTACAAAAGTAACAAAGGAGCATGATGGAACAAATCCGATTGCGTCTGCAGAAGCTGAAGGATCAACAACAAAAAAAACACGAGAAGTATCTGGAAGCGAAACAGAAAGTAAATAAGTATCAAAAAGATTCTTATGCTTTACTTTGGAAAATCGAGCAGACAAAAGAAGAGTTAATGAGAACTAGCTAATCATTAACTTTATAATTGAAAAAAACGTAAACAAACTGTAGGGGATCTATGACCATAAACGTAAGTCAACACTATCAAAAGCACATAAAAAAATTAAATAACAATCACTTTATATATAAAGTTAAGAAAGCGTTTTACCTTCTTACGAGCCAAGAAGAAAGATTATATGAGGTAGGGTTCTCGGAAGGATTTCTTTATGCTGCGGATCTCCTAAAGAAAAATCAACCAATTGTAGATAGTAATTTAAAAAGAAAGATTGGCGTTAAATATAAAAACGCAAACATGGAAACTGTAAACAAAGCTATCGATAGAGTTTGCAAAATATGTTTGGTTAGTAAGCATGATATTTTTAGTAAAGGTAGAACTAGAGATGTTGTTAGAGCAAGAAGCATTCTTTATAATTTATTACATGAAAGTTATAACATTAGTATCTCATCTATGAGTCGAGTCTTTAATCAAGATCATACAACAATCATTCATTCTTTAAGAAACAAAGAAGATAAGAAAAGATATTGGGATGAGGGTAATACTATCTGGGATGAGTTTCAAAAACTACAAGAAGAAGATCTGCAAGATCAAGCGTAACTTCTATACTTTCTAACTTTAGAAGCTATAGATTTAGGTTGTTTACTAAATTGTTTACCAGATCTTTTAGCACGTCTTTTTGCTGCAGTAGTTCTAGCATACTCTGAAGCAGATAAACTTTTTATTGCTGCGCTTGGTAAATATCTTTCTCCAGTAACACTAGATTTTTTTCCAGACTTAGTTCTCCATTTCTGTTTACCCCAAGCCTTTAAACTTCTTTGTCTTTTAGATAGTGCCATTACCTGTAACCGCCACCTTTAGCTTTATAAGTTTTAGCAAGTAACTGAGCCTTTCTTGCAGACCATTGACCTGCAGCTGTACCCATAGTTTTACGAGCCTTGATTGAGTTAAACAATCTTTTTCTTAAAGCCGGTTTAGTATAATTACCGGCTTTGTTGACACTACTTTTTTTTGGCATTTTTCTTTTTCTTTTTCATCTTCGATGCAAGAATTTTTTTCTTCAGTGCAGGTGGAAGAGTTTTTTGTTTAGATGTTAACATTAGTATTTACCTTTTGATTTCATCTTCATACCTTTTTTCTTAGCGTATGCTTTTGCTTTTTTCTTACCAGCTTTCGTATAGCTGAACTTCTTTTTTCCGACCATTGGCATTTTGTTTCTCCTTTAATTTACGTTCACAATAATTGTCAAAACAAGAACCATCTTTCCCATCATGACAAAAATATTTCTTAGTATGGGTTATAATCCATCCCCCTTCATTACTCAATAGTTCTTTGTTACATTCTTCACAAACACCACAGAGTCTTACTACGTTTTTTTTATTCCATCCTTTTTTTTTCATATTAACATTTCCATCTACGTCTAGCTTGTCTTAATCTTGAATTAGGATTCTTAGCTGCCTTTGGAAATTTTTTCATTTGACCTGCGGATCTAGCGCAATAACTTTTTCTTCGTTTAGCTGCAGCTGAACCTTTTTTAACTTTACCTGTAACTGCAGTTTTTAATTTAGATCCGGGATTATCTCTTCTATATCTAGCAACACCGGCTTTAGTCATTCCTGCACCAGACTTTGTAGATCTATAATACTTTTTACTTCTTGGTGGTTGTTTATCTTTTGCCATGATTATTCTAGTATAAGTGATTTAATAGATTTTTCACCCATATAAATTTCTGTTTCTGCCATAGACTTGATACATTGATACTCTATATTTTTTGACGCACCTCTTGAAGCAACTCTTTTACCTTTTAAACAATCACTCATAGAGTCTTGTATTCTATGTTCTTTGATCTCTCCATTAACTATTAATAAAAGTGCTATAACAATTTCCTGCATTAGTGTGTACCATTTGTATATTTCATTTCTCTACTAGCATCTTTTAATTTTTCAATATCATTCAATGCTTTTTCCAATTGTTTTTCTACATGCTCTAGCATGACTTGATTGTGTATGTTCTTATCTAAAAGTTCTTGATGCTTCTCTACAGTTTCGTAAAGATCTTCCAATAATAAAAATTGTTCTTTATCTACTGTAGTTTGTTCACTAGCTTTTAATAAATCTGCATTCATTAATTCTCTAGAAGTTTCAAGTGAAGTAAGTCTAGCAGTGATCTCAGTGTAGGCAAAGATACCCATAGCAACACCAATAATAATACCAACCATATTTTTAATTGGCATAGCAACAGATGTATTCTCACTTAACTTCATTTCTTTTTCTTCTTTCTTGGAAAGAATATTTTATCAAGATGTTCTGCAAATCTGTCAAGTGCAGCAAAACAATTATATAAAAATTTATCAATCACATTCCACCTCTATTCTTAGCTTTCCAAGATCTTTTTCTGTGTTTATTCATACTACTCATTTTTGGTCTACGACCAATACTTGTTTTCTTAGGTATCCTTTCATGCGGTAGCTTATCAAGATCGAACTTTCTTTTTGCCATATCTCTTCTTCCTTTTCTTCTTACCTGTTTGTTGCGCAAGAAGTGTAGGCTTCTTTCTACTGTATTGTGATACCATCATTGTAGGTGCTTGATGACTCATTACTATATAATTATTGCAATGATTAAAATGACAACAGCAACTGCAATTGCTTTCTTATGTTCTGCCACAAAATGTGGGATATGTTCTTTTAAATTCATTTCTTTCCTCCTTTAAATATTTGTGTTCCTTTTATTCCATATATCGAAGCTACGACCAAAATCCACAAGTTTGTGAACCATGAAGGGAGTTGTTGGAATTGCTCAAAGAACTCTTTTATTTTCGCAGAAGCATTTGGATCATCACTAAAAACTCCCCAAGCGATCACCAAAATTGGCAAAGTGAGAATGACCAAAACTGCCTCGTCTTTCCAATCCGATTGTCTTGCTTCTAATAATTTTCCAGAATATTCTAACTCACCTTTAGCCATTTTTTCTGCATGAGCTGCTTGTGCATCTGCCATACGCATTTTAGTTTCTTGTTTCTTTTTGTAAATATGCGTACCTGCATTCAAAGCTAGTTTAATTGCACTAAACCACATTATACTAAATCCTTTGCCTTACCAATTACAGGCTTGTATTTTGTTTTGCCTTCAAATCTATAAGCATGAAGGAATTGCTTTCTTGGATCTTTATCACAAATACTACAATGTATCCATCCAGAATTAGGCTCACCTACTTTATAATATTCTAATATTAATTGATCATAATCTAGGTTTTTATTAATCCAATCTGCAAGTTCTGCATTGTCAGTACCTATAACTTCGAAGTCTGCTGCCTCTGCTTTGGCGTGTTGACTATTTCT